GCTCGAAAGGCTGGTATATTTCTACCGAACCTACAATCGTGCAGTTACTGTGGACTCACAGCACACTGCCAATTTACGAAGAAGGATAAATAATGTCAGAAGAAAACTGGAAGTTACAGGTATCAGTTAAGTCTCCGAATGGTGACTTGATTAATATTCGTGCAACATCAGCAGATGAACTCAGCGTATTGCTAGAGGGTATCTCTGATTACTCAACTCAGATTGCTGCAACAAGCAAGATGATTGCTGGTGCATACAACGTAGCCCCTTTGGCAACCACTACTTCAACAGTAGACACGCCTCCTTGGGCTACCTCCGCACCCTCCCAGCCAGCGGCTCCGTCCGCTACGGGTCTATCATCACCGACGTGCGTACACGGCAACCGCAAGTTCCTTTCGGGAATCTCGAAGAAGAACGGCAAGCCTTATTCAATGTGGGTATGTCCACAACCTCAGGGCGCGGAACAATGCGCTCCGACGAACGGCTAATACAACAGCCAATGCTATAATAAGAATTGGCGGAGGGGCAGTTATTCAGGGGAAGGTGGCTGTCCCTCTTCCAACTTAAGACAGGAGAAGTCTGTGAGAACTTTAGTAAGAAGTGTCGGACGTTCCGACATAGGCGGTGAACCTTTACCCGCAGTATTCAAAACATTTAATACTAATAAAATTGTTTGTCGACGCTCTGAAGTATCAATGTTTGCTGGTGTTCCAGGTGTGGGAAAGTCCACTCTGGCACTGGCTCTAGCCCTCAAGATGCAGGTGCCTACCCTCTACGTATCAGCAGATACCAACTCACACACTATGGCTATGCGCCTTGCCTCAATGATTAGCGGTAAGAATCAGACAGACGTTGAGTACTTGATGGACAAGGATACTAACTGGGCTAAGGCTGTGCTTCAGAAGTCAGCCCACATTGTCTGGTCATTTGAATCCAGTCCGACTCTGTTAGATATTAACGAAGAGGTCGAAGCCTTTGAGGAACTATGGGGTTGCCCACCTCAAGCAATCTTCATTGACAACCTGATGGACATAGCCACCGATGGTGGCGAAGAGTTTGCATCTATGCGTGCAGTGATGAAGGAACTTAAATACCTAGCCCGTCTTACTAATGCAGCAATCATTGTCTTGCACCATACATCTGAAGCAGTGATGGGTAATCCGACCCAGCCACGTTCTGCATTACAGGGTAAGGTCGCACAAATTCCTGCACTTATCTGTACACTTGGGGTAGTGGGAACGTCAATGGCTGTCTCACCTGTGAAGAACAGATACGGAAGGGCAGATGCTAACGCTAACCTAATGTGTTGGCTGGCATTTAATCCTGAGTATATGTTTATGGACGATATACCAGAGAACGGTGGATGAAGTGATTAGAGAAGAAGAAGACGACTTAACACAAGAGATGCGTGCACTTGTATTACTTGGTCTTAAGACTGAAGTGGCAACACTTGTTGAAAAGATTCAAGCAGCAAAGGTTCCCGTCACAGATGAGTGGACTGATGGACTTAATGCTGGATTAGAATGGGCAGTACGTATCCTCAACAAGGATAAGAGTGCCACATAGGTGGCATCGCAATCACGCAAGCACCGAGGATACAGAAGTCAGAAAGTCCTTGCTAACTTTCTGGCGGAGAATGGATTTCCTTTCGCGGAATCTACTGGTGCTGGACGTAGTGGTAGTGATGTTACTGGTACGGTGGGCATTGACTGGGAGGTAAAGGCTCGCACAGGATTTAATCCTGCTGCTGCTATCGCACAGTTAAAGGATAGGAACAAAGGTGACCTCGGCATTGTAGTCTTAAGACTTAATGGACAAGGTGAGAAGTCAGTAGGAGATTGGGTATCGCTTATGCGAACAGAAGATTTAGTGTGGCTACTAAGGGAAGCAGGGTATGGTGATAAAAATTGACAACGACTTGCCCTCTATCAAAGCAATCCTTGAACACTACGGGGCAACCTTACGCAGTACTCACGGACAAGTTAATCTTAGGTGTCCCTTTCACGGCGACTCCCACCAAAGTGGTACTGCAAACTTGGACAAGAACATCTTCATATGCTTCGCTTGTGGTGTCCAAGGAAATAGTATTCAAATCATCGTGCGTCAAGAGGGGTTGAACTTCAATGAAGCAAAGCGTTTTGCAGAAGGAATTACTGGGGAAGTCAGCACACAAGTACGCGGAAAGTATTCATCTGGCAGAAGATTACCTACTAAGCAGGGGAATTCCTCTGGAGGTAGCACGGTTGGCTCAATTAGGCGTAGTCGCGGAACCTGATACAGGTCACGAGCAATACACAGGACGCTTATCAATCCCTTACATCACTAAGACTGGTGTTGTTGACTTAAGATTTAGAAGTCTTAACCCTGCAGTTGAACCCAAGTATATGGGTATGGTAGGAGCAGAGACTCGTATGTATAACGTGATAGATGTGCAACGTGCAGGTGATTGGATTGGAGTATGCGAAGGTGAATTGGATACCCTTACTATGTCTAGGTGTGTTGGTTTTCCTTGTGTCGGAGTTCCTGGGGCGAACAGTTGGAAGAAACATTACACACGATTGCTCGCTGACTTTGAAAGAGTATTTGTATTCGCAGATGGTGATGCACCAGGACGAGAGTTTGCCAACAGTCTTGCCAGAGAACTTCCAGTTACAGTGGTTGGATTCGGAGACGGAGCAGATGTTAATTCGGTGTTCGTGTCGCACGGCAAAGACTTCATTCTGGAAAAGATTGGTGTCCAGTGAGCGACGAGATAGACCCACATAACTATTGCCACGATTGTCACCTACAATTTGAGGATTCATTCCAGTTAGTTGACCATTACTTTGAAGAGGGAGAAGAGTTTGACCCGTACTACATACTGCCCAATGGATACAAACTTCTGCTAGGCTCATTGCTACGGTTTATGTACAACCACGCTGATGAACCTGACCAGATAAAACTTATAACACAGTCTACTTATGTTACACTGTTCGCTAGTGAGAATGGTTACGACCTAGTAGATGAACTTGTTGAGGATATGGTGGTCAAGTCAGCACTCGTGGACTTTGACAAGAACTTAACACGACTATTAGAAACGGATACCAATGACGACGAAGGCGGAGCGTGAAGAGATATGGCAGATTATAAATCATCTAACGAATCAGGGACTCAAGGTATCAACGTACGTCAAGGACGGTTCTCACCTAATCGTGACTCTAAAGATTCCATTGTTGCACGCGAACTCCACCTCGAAGTAAATCTTTCTAACTTAAGTCGTGAACTCAATGAGTTACTACTAAGTAAGCACAAGGACTACGGTCCGAAGAATATATCCCAAGCCCCTGGCGGTGCCATCAATGGACTGCGTGTGCGTATGCACGATAAGTTAGCACGCATCAACAACTTGATTGATAGTGGTGCATCACCTGAGCACGAGTCACTTGAAGATTCTTTTAAGGATATGGCTAACTACGCAATCATTGGGCTTCTTGTCTTAAGAGGTAAGTGGGATAATGAGTGAAAGAAAAAGAACTCTTTGAGTGGTTAAGGTCTGCTTACTTACCCGACCTCATTCACTCACCACAAGAGTATGATGGATTTGATTGCACTACTGATAGATACAAAATGTTTATCGAACTTAAGTCACGAAAGACACACTACCCTGACCTGTTAATTGAGAAGATGAAGTATGACTTCTTACTTGAAGAGGCACACTTACTTGGCTTCACACCTTGGTACATTAACTCAACACCGCAAGGTGTATGGGCTTTCCCTTTGCATATGATGATGCCTATTGAATGGAATGAGAAGTGGCTACCATCTACCACTGAGTTTGCTAATAAGAATAACAAGATGAAACTGGTTGGCTTCCTCCATTTAGATAACGGGGTAAGAATAAAGTGACGCTTGAGTGGACGCGCATTGAACCGTGGCAGTATGTGGTGGACTCTGTTGCATCTGAGTATCACCGTAAGTTTAGTGACATAGAATTAGAAGACATTCGACAATCACTTTATCAATGGTTCCTTGAGCATCCCAATAAGTTAGATACGTGGGAAGCAATCGGTATTAAAGACGCAAAGAATTTAATCTATCGTAGCCTACGCAATCAAGCATTAGATTATTGTCAGCATTGGAAGGCTAAGTCTGGTGGGTATGAGACTAGCGACCTATTCTTTTATGAAGCAGATATGGTTGAAGCCTTGCTAACTCCTGTCTTAAGAGGTGAGTGGGGTCAGATAAATAAGGTAGACCTTGGTCGCCCTGGTCGCCCCTCTGCACCTAACGAGGGTGGCAATATGATGGCGATGATGATTGAGATTGACTATGCATACTGGAAACTGACACAAGATGATAAGAAGTTATTGTTCCTGCGTCACGCTGAGGCTATGGACTTTCCTGACATAGCAAAAGAGATGGACTTAGGTAGCGAAGACACCGCCCGTATGCGACACAAGCGTGGCATCCGTAAGTTAATTAATAAGATTGGTGGCTTCAGACCTTATCGTGATGAAGACTCAGCCGATAAATCCAATGAGGAACAAAGTCCCGTAGAATAAACCTGCGTATGCGCCAAGGATTGCAAACGGCACAAGGAATGGCAAGACTAATAACATCTTACGCATCAGGCGTACTCTCTGCTGGGTCTACATACATAGACTCTGAATGTAAATCGTAGAACTCTTCTATCTCTTTACCACTAGCAAACTGTAACTCTTTATTCTGTGGCTCACAATTACTGCAACCACCGTTCTTACATACTTCGCACATCTCATCCTCCTGTTGAATAGAAACCGCTACCATTAAAGCGGATTGCTGGTGTGTTATAGATTCTAGTACTAACGTGCCCACAAATACAAGCGACTTCGACATCGCGTTCCTCTACCTTACGACTTAAGACTGTATGTGCCATACATTTGTTGCACCGATACTCATACGTTGGCATTAGAACTCCAACCCTATGTACCAGAACCCTAGTTGTAGGTCAATGAAGTATTTGTTTACAGTAAATCCAATACTGAAACCAGACACCCGACCATATGTAAACCATTTGTTACTCGTGCCGATTCTTTTCTCGCTCATTCATCTCTCCAATCCATTGGTGTTGGTGCGGTGCTGATTGCTCCACACTCCTTGCATACCTGTCTTAAGTCATACCAAGATACTTCTCTTGTCTCATCATCCCACATTACTGTGAGTATAAACATCTTACAACCACAGATACAGGTAAGTATTGGTTTACCTGTTAGGTCTAACATCAATACCAGTTCTTGCGCTGGCTATGGTTCCAAGCCTTGCACGGTGTGTCGTAGCGGTGCTTGATATATTTGTAGGCGTTGAGTATCTGTATTGCTGGGTCTTTGCTAGTCTCCTTTAGTACCTGTCCGATACCGAATGCGCTACTTCCTTGTTGGTTCTTGGCTAGATGGTCGAAGCGACTCTCTTTCATAAAGAGTAAAGAGGCACAACGTCGCTGAGTTTTGTCCCAGTTCCACCCTGCCTTAGCAAACTTCATCGCCATAATTTTATTGTCTGCCTTCTGTTCCATTGTTGCCTTAGTCTGTGGCTTAGGCTCTGGCTTTGGCTTGCTATGGTTGAGGTTCACACCGACTTGTACTTGCACATCGTTGCCGAATGGTGCAAATAAAATTGCCGTGATTAGAATAAAGACTGCTACTAGATGTCGTTTCATCCGTAAAGTTTACCAAGTTTTTGCCTGACATCACGTCTATGGCGTCCTTCTGACTTAAGAATGTTTTCATTGTCCCTATTTTTAAGTAGTTGATACCGCTCTGAGGTTAGTAATCCGCCCCAGATAGTGCCCCATCCACCCCAGAACTGTATGTTCTCGGACTCTAGTCCTTCCTTAAGACATAACTCTTTGACTGGACAAGACCGACATAGGCTTATCGCTTCAACACTACGCAAGACTTGAAGTTGTTGTTCGTCTGCGTGGATACTGTTCTCGTAATGCCATAGGTCTGGGTCTGGATGGTTGTTGCAGTTGCCATCTGCGTGCCATCTCTTGTCAGGTAGTGTCATTAAATTACTGCCTTAAGACTTAAGACTGGCAACACATTGACTGGTTCCCCTTTGTGTTCATCTGACCATTTAACATTTGAATGTACCTGATGGTCATACAACCACTCGTCTTGCTCTGCGTAAGTCATAGTGTTCCACTCTGTTGGTAGTTGCTGGTCTGGTGCGAGCCAGACATTAACAACCTTCACGCCTTTAGTTTCGTACACTACCTCGAAATGATTACTCATCTTGATACCTGCTTATCTTCACACTTAAGACAGGTCTTTGAATTGTATTCGTTGTGGTCAAAGTATTCTTTACATTCCTTGCACTCTATGAAATCTGTTTCATCATAGAACCAAGGGTCATTAAGTGCTGGTTCCATTACTCGCCCTCGTATCCATCGTCGCAAGCATTACAAGATTTAGAATTATCGTTGCAGAATGTACAGATAACTTCCTCCTCTGTCATCAAACCTAAATCTTTGAGTGCCTGTATCGCTTCGTGTAATGTCTTAAGTGCTAAGGCTTGCGTCTCTTCTGTTGTCATTCTGAATCTCCTGTCTTAAGTAGTGAGTTGCCCTGTAACTTCTTGTGTATCTGGTCTGCTGTGTAATCATAAGACTGACAGGCTGCGCCGTCAAGTCCTTCTGTCCATACAACTTTGCGATGGTCGAACCGAATCGTTGCGCCGTTGCCATATAGACTCATCAATAAACTTGCGCCCTCTGTGTGCTTGGTGCTTGCTACGTACTCGCCTTGTGGTGTATAGACTTTCCATTGTGGTGATGCTGCCATTTTAATTATCTCCTGTCGTGATGTCGTCGTCGATTATGATTCCGTATAATGATAGTAGGATGATTGGTATAATTGCAAGGATTAAGTAGGTCATTTGTTTTCTTCTGTCTTAAGTGGTGGGTTCTGTATTTCTCCAGCCATAACTAGCACTGCCTCTACGTGCTCCAGTGCTTTGGCTTTGCGCTTGTAGTTTGTGCCCAACATTTCGTTGGCTACTGCTAAGGTACTGAATCGGGATGACCATTTCATACCTGTCTTAACTTCTAATTTAAGCGTGCCATACAAGGTGTGTAGTCTGAGTAAGTTCATCGCATCTGCGCCACCACACCCAGTAAAGTTGCCCTCTGTGTCGTAGTCAAATCCTTCTCGCCCCTTTGTGACTGCATCTAAGGTTTCGTTTGGTAACATTTAGTTATCTCCTGTCTTAAGTGTGAAGCCTTCGTAGTACCCGTCCTTGATGTCGTTCTTCATCCACTGTTCCGCGTTGGCTGTCCACTTCTCGACGTTAACTGTTCGTGGTACGCCGTTCTGTGTGACTGTGTAAGTGGTGCCCTCTGTTGTGATTGTGTCGCCGTTAGTGTGCGTCCATTGTGCCATTAGTTTTCCCCTGTCTTAAGTAGTAATTGATTGTTAAGTTTTGCTTTGATGCTGTCGGTGAGTGTGTTGTCCCACATTCCACCGTTGTCGTTGATTGTCTTGCTGATTGAGTAAAGTACCCATTCGATTTCTTGTGCTGTTAGTTCCATTTGTTTTCTCCTGTCGTTGTTGGTTGTATTATTGTACTGCTGTCCTGCTCTTGTCAACTGTCTTTGATGTGACCTTCGTCTCACGTCTTAAGTAATAACCGTGCACGCACTGACTAAGTTCTATCAAGCAATCGCCACACATTAATCTTCATCCCTTGTGAACTCACCTGTGAATGAAAGGCTGAGGATATAAGCGCGGTTATAGGCTAGGAAATCCTCTAGTGCATCCGTCCTTGCGAACTCGTGCTCGAATTCGATTACTTCTTTTTCTTCCCTGTTCCACTGATTACGCATTGTTCCTTTTGCTGTTAACATTTTAGTTTCCTGTCTTAAGTACTGAGGTTAATCGTTCAACGAGTCGGTGCTCTAGGTCGGTGTCGATGTAGTGGCGTGCGATGCTGTCAAAAGCATCTGAACCCCAGCCGATAAGTAACTGAGCGATGAGGTCTGCAATGAGTGCATTGCCTTGCTCGCGTTCACGTTCTACAACCTGATAAATAGCATCTTGAAATTGTTCTTTGAACTTGTCGCTTGCTACTGCTACGTTTCCGTTCGCTTCTCGTGCTATCTCTAGCGCTTCGTGCCATCCGTTTTGGTCGTAGTCGACTACTAGGGTGTAGTCCTCGACGAATCCATCACGACGTGCTCGGCGTTCTTGTTCTTCTGTAATCTTGTCAATCATTGTCGTGCTCCCGTCTAGTTGTGTAGTTGTATTTAAGTACAACCACCCGCGAATGTCTATCATCTGCGGTGTGATTTGCATCACGTGCCCTCGCTAGGTCGTGAACCTGCGCCCTCTGTAAGGTGCGGGGCTATGTCTTAAGACTTACTTATCACCTCTGCACGCTTCATAGACGGG